CTACGCCGTTCTTTGCCACAGGTAAACACCAATATACGGCTGCATGTTGTTATGGGCTTTGTTATTACCAGTATTGCTTATAGCAATAGTATGAATATGGGAACCTGCTGTATTGGTCGAATTGGTATATGTGCGATCACCATCACCACCACCGGGAACACCTCTGTCAGATTCGTAAGAACGACCAAAGGTAAATGTGTGTGAATGATCTCCTGCCGTGTTTGTGCTTGCAGTATGTGTATGAGCAGGAAGTTCTCCGACAGATAACTGATGTTCGTGTTCGCCGCCAGTACTGCCAGCTTTATATTCTACTCCCCACTCAGATTCGCCTTGTGCAAGTAATACACGGCCTGCTGGCATTGCTTCCCAAGTACCACCAAAAAGAATTGCTGGCGATGTCGCCACCGTACTCATGTATATCGATCCAATTGGATAACACATATCCAATTTAAACGAATTAAACGTTGTACTGCTCCCATCGCCTTTGGTGACGGTTACTGTGCCGTTTTTTTCTGTTACCGATTTTACATAACAATTGAAAACAGTTTCATGTGCGTCCTCTGCCTCATTGTGTTTTTTAATAGCAGTATCCATTTCTAATACCGTCGGATAAACAATACTTTTATCAATCACTGCTTGAATATTTTGAGCATTAGACACAACGAAAGTTGTTTTAAAAATTGCTTCATTCACTGGGTCTGTTTTGTCCGGCATATAATCAGCATAATTCCCGGCGTTAGTATACGCGTAAAGCCTTTCTGTGCCACCTTCTCCTATTTTTGCAAATACACCTATTTCTTTAGCATGAAAACCCGCGTCAACTTCGCTGTTACTTACAACAGCAGTTAATGTTACCTGCCCCGGGCGAGATGTAGCGTCAATCGCTGTAATATTTGCATTTATCCTGTTATCGATTAAATCCGTCAAATTTATGATTGATCCACCATTTAAATCGCCTGCCCCTAGAGTAACTTTTGTAAAAATCAAACCTTGACCACCTTGTGATTCTGCGATCATACTTAATCCGTCTTTTGTTATTACCATGCTCGGATATTTAGCCATTTTTTCACTCTCCTTACCTTATTTCAATCAAATTACACAATCTTACAAAACCAACAGCACTAACGACAGAATCATCAATTTCGATACTAATATCTAAATCAGCTGGTATATTCGTCGTATTTCCGCATGATACAACTCCGGCAACTCTGATCTTACCTTCGGCACTCATAATATTTCTGAAAAAATATCCTAAATGCGCAGGTTTCTTTTCATTAAGCAGTTCGACTATATATTTTAAATTAAGCATTATATAACCGCTCTGCACCTCATAAAGCAGCTTGCCGTCAACAAAATCAATTACTATGCCGTCTTTATACCAAGCGTCAGCAACCGACTGTAATAAAGCAATACTGGCTTTACCATTGGCTTTCCATTTCGATTCGATTATTTTGCGACGTTCTTCAATGCTCTGCGTCGATAAAGGTATAATAGACATTTCCCTTTCAAACCGTTTTACTGTATTAAGATCAGCAGTATCGAAAAAATAATTACTGAACACCACATCAAGAACCTCGGATATATTATCGGCGTAAATCCCAGCCGCATTGTAAAGCTGCTGTACCCACGGATCAGACCGGTATATTGAATTTAATGCTTTCAGCGTATATTCTTTAGCTTTCACTTACAACCACCTGCCCCAGCACTGCAACCTGTTCTCTGTCGATGGCGATACGATCCTTACCACCATTTAGCACGACGCTAGTATAATCAATAACGCCTTGCGCTGATAATACAGCGTCAGCAATCATCGCATATGAAACATAATCTTGCTTAAATGCAACAGTTTTCAAATACTCTGTTACTGTTTCAGTGATTTCACCAGTCACCGCCGGCAGATCATATCCTGACTTTAATGTGACTGCCGTAATAACATTTATCACCAAAGGTTCAGCAGCTTGAACGGTGCAATATGCCCCCGTCGGCGCAGTACCTTCACCTCTACCGGTAATGCCCGGGTCAATATAATCCTGAACATTTTTGATAATTTCATCAGATGGAACAACTCGATTACTGTCAATTACCACCACTTTCACAGTATTATCACCAGCCCAAAGCGGAAAAACTTTAGCGTCTCCGACACCCTCAACCTCTTTAGCCCATGCTTTATAATGGTAAATATTTCCGCTCACAATAGGTTCATGAAGCGATTCGAGATATCGCTCACGAAAATCATCATCTGATTCGGCGTCATAACCGTCTTTTGTTGGATCATCATTCGTAATTGTCGCAATCCCTTGTAATGTTATTGGCATATTAACAATAGTATTAGCACCAACATTACCGATATTGCCAGCAACAACACATTTAACCATTACTGTATCGCCGTTGTTGACTGCTTTACTTTCAACAGATTCAAATTGTACCCCGCCGTCTGATTCAAATAAATCACCTGTATTAACAAAGCCGCTGCCTTCAACAATACGGACAACTCCGATTGCAAAAGTAGCGGCTTTTCTCTTAACATTTCGACGTTGCTCGATAAACCTTGTCAGATCATTTCCTGACAAATTATTCACGTCAAGTTTGTTTTCGATATCTTGCGCTTTTACATACAATGCTAAACAGGTAATTGCAAAAGCTCTTGTCAGATCATAAGTTGGAAATCCTTGCGTTTTTTGATAGTCATTAGAAATATTTTCCAACATATCAGAATGAATTTTATTAACATCAGATGTCATTTATTATTTTCACTTCCTCACCGGTGTTAGTTGTGACCGTAAAACTGAATCTGCCCTTACTGAAAACCCAATCAGTCACACTCACCACAGCTGGGCAGCCGTTTAAAATTCCGTTTACAATCCGCTTTTTTATTTCAGCCAATACATAAGACCTCGGCAACCTGTACCCCAGCAACCCGTCCAGCCTGACCCCAAAATCCGAATTATAAATCGCAAATTTATCTGACCTTGTTCTGATAAATAATTCGATCCATTGCTTTATTGCGTCTACCTGCGTAGTATCCTTATTATTACCGTTGGCAAAAATAAAACATTTGTTTTTATAATCAAACGCAAACGATCGCCCTACATGGTTATTAGACAACTGCATTTCATCGTTTTCCGTAGTATTTATCAATGATAAATCAATTGACGGGAACATTTTATTCTACCCCCTTTACTATATCGACAATAAAAAAGTGCTGCCCGCTTTCGTCAGGCTGCACCATTACCATATCGCCAATTTTCCAAACTTCATGAAGATGAATCTTTCCGGTCGCATTGATATCACCACTTGCGTCATAACTGCCGCCGCCGTGTTCACAGCTTACCTTTATTTGTCCGCTCTGCGATTGATCTGCAGTGAAATCAAAGTCACTTTTTCTTTCCAAAAGCTGATTGCACACATAACAATTTGATCGGTCAATAAAAAATTTTCCGTCTTGAATAGATATTTTCAACGGTTCTAGCGATACAATTTTGCCAAGTATCGCACCCAACGGTTTAGGATTATCACGGTCTTTAAATAAATTCGCAAGCGTTACTTCCCAATCTTTCATCAAATCACCGCCAAACTCAAAGACATGGTATGTAAAGCAGGAGTGTAATTATGCACGCAGTTTTTAACCAAGAATGTCCCTACCAAATCAATTTCAGGTTTATTAAAAACCAACAAACGCCCTGATCTAACTTTGTCATCACCGAAAAATTTTAAAGACCGGTCTATTTGTACCTTGTTCAGCTCTGACAATTTCTTCACTGCGATATTCTGCGCCTGCGCTGAATTTTTATCATCAACCTTTTCAATTTTAGCCAACAAACCATAATGTTTTATACTTTCCGCGTCTTCTGCCATGCCGTACACTTGCGCATGTTTTTCACTGCTGGCGACAACTGTTATTCGATTACACATATCAGCGATAGAATATGTCGCAGCGTATTCTCCCGGCAAATCAGTAATGTTAAATTCTTTGCCCCCGGTATAAGGGACATATTTTGCGTCAATAATCAAATCTGTATATCGTTCAACATACAGCTTATTCAACCTTACTTCAAAGCGATATTTTTCACCACGTTCAGCAGTCGCTTTTTTTAGTAAATCACGTATGATATCAGATACTTTATTTCCGTTATAAATCGCTTTCACCAGTGTCGGAATTTCAACAATATTACCGATTGGAATATTAAATTCATTACACAACTGACGTATCGCTTCACTCACAGATATTCCGTCATATTGTTTCATTGCTTCTGACTTATTTAGATAATATGCAAAATCATATGCGGTATATGATCGCGTCGTTATTCCATTGCGGCTATCTTCGACAATAATGCCCGCAAAAACAAGTTCGTCGTTATTGCTGAACATAACTATACCGCCATTTTCCAGCCCTTGACTGAAATTTTTATCAAGCATATTTACCAGCATTTCAAAATGAAAATCCATTCCTAAAGCGTCAACATTATCCGACCGCGAATAATTCGATGATACTGCTGTTATATCACGTCGTTCACCGTTTTTTTCATAAATTAGAGATAATTTATTCATTGCGAACACCTGCTGCCATTTTCAATAACGAATTCAATTCAGACCCTAATTTATATTCACTGGCTTTCAAACTGTAATGTATGTCGCCGACCTTGTCAGAATAATAGGTGAATTCATCGACTAAACACGACATGTCAATGTAAACATCGCCATTACCATAAGTAATAGAACATTGCAGGGGAATGTATTTACGACGCCACTTTTCAAAAAATTCAACAACTTTTTGCGCACTGCTACCAGTAGGACGAGCAAAAGGATAGTTTTTACCTTCCGCCGGCAATAAACTTTCAATTGTTATTTCTCGTAATCCCATTAACCCGATCACCCTGATTGATCCTGAAATAGATTCAAATGTTTCGTTGTTCTGCGGCTGTGCCAATTCAGGCAAATCAGCGGGTACAATTGGCAATACAATATAGTCACTTTTATTCTCAACTGAAAATACAATATCGGCAGCCTGCTTTTGAAATGGTATTCCAACGCCTACAGATTGAAACGCATTTGCAAATGCTGAAAAAATACTCGCCATACACTCACCCCCTAAATATTACCCAGCGCAGCGCGCAATTTTGCCACAATAACATCGCCCACGTAATCGGCATATTCTTCATTGCCAATCACATTGCCCTGTATCGTCAAATACAAGGCGATTTGCGGCTGTAAATTCATCTGCCCGGCACTTTTATCGTGCGGTACTATTTGCGACCCGCTGGGCAGATTTACAATCTCACCGCGCCCATCTTCATTTATTTCAGCAAGCCCACCTTTAAAATAAGATGTACCTGTCGCAAAGTTAGGCACAGTTGGAAGATCAGGCTTAAATCCTTTCCCGCCAAACCCCGGCACCCATGAAGGAACAGTAAAGTTAATACCGTTAATACTGCTAATAACTTTATTGACCATATCGATAATAAGATTCAACGGATTTCTGACCAATTGCACTAATCCATCAAATAAGCTTCCCAAAATGTTTATTACGTTCTGCCAAGCACCTGACCAGTTGCCAGTAAACACATTGACGATAAAATCAATCAAATTTGTAAAAACTGTTTGTATTGTATTAACTACTGTCATTACCTGCATGAAAGCACCCGTTACAACCGTTTCGATAACCGAAAAAACAGTTTCAAATAGCGGCGAAAATATTGACGCTATGTAATTACCAAACGCCTTTATCGAATCCCATACCGATAATACTGCCGCTTTTACTTTATCCCAATTCCTATACAGGTAAACCAATGCTGTAATCAACAAACCTATGCCAATGGCCCACAAAGCAAAGGGATTCATCGTAGCAATAAATTTAAATATTCCGCCGGCAGCAGAAATGCCCGATGTAAAGTCTTTGATTTTATCAAGTCCACTACTAACGGTAGAAATAACATTAAACGCAGTAAACGCCGCTGTTATCCCTGCTAAAACGGGTATAAGTATTTCAGAATTATCAATCATGAAAGCTATAATTTTACCAGCAACTTCAAACGTGTCAAATATGACGTCGCCAAATTTAACAATCCCGTCAATTACTGCTGGAATGTATTTATCAATAACAGGACTTAATTCATCAAATTTTTTAATAAAGCGATCAAGAACTTTCATTGCTTTATTTTCAATGACTGGTGTTAATCCACCAATTACAGACCAAAATTTACCTTTCAGCGGCATTAATTTTATGCCTAAATTTTCAAGCATATCACCGTAAGTATTCATACCTTGCTGCGCTTTGCCGGCATCGGTTTTAGCCATAGCAGCATTTACCCCGCCAACATTATTTTGCAACACTTTTGCTATTGTAGCGGCTTTCGTCATTGCATCGCCGTTTTTGATAATTTCTTTTTCAGATTCAGTCATTGTAATACCGACACGGCTCATCGCCGTAACCTGACCGGTCATCGCTTTACCTATCATATTCGCAATACCAACGGCGTCTTGCTGTGTCGCATTCATACCTTTTTGTTGTACAAGCAGATCAAGCATTCCACCCGAAAGCATTTTAATCTGTTCGCCGTTTAACTGAAACGTTGCAAGCTGTTGCATACCAGCAAGAGTTACTTCATCGCCTACAACACCTAAATTTTGTAATTCCGAAGCATATGCAGACAATTCCTTACGAACAGTTTTATAGTGTTCAGCACTTACAGCCTGTATAGACGTAACATTTTTTAAAATAGCTTCCAGTTTTGTTTCTGCTTCAACTTGCGCTTGTCCCATTTCTAGCCACTTTTGAGAAGCTGACACAATGCCGCCTATCGTTAGAACTCCACCCAACGTGCCGACGACTGCCCCAAGTTTCCCAACCGTGCCAACCAAACCCAAAAACTTATTATTAGCACCTTTAGCAAAATTGTTTACCGCGTTCTGCGTGTTTTTAAATTGCCGTTCAGCCTGTTTTGTCTTACCTGCTACAGCTGTGATCGGAGCTGAAAATTTATCGACCAATGTCAATAACACGTTTATTCCTCTAGCCAATCTTTTCAACCCCTTTCAAAACCGCCGCATTTTCTTCTGCAGTCACTCCCATTGACGCAATAAAAAATTGTTTTTCCAATGGCGTCAGATTCATCAATTCTTTCACCGAATGCCCTCGTTCAAGGTAATAATGAATCATATACATTTCTGAATCTGACTTTATTAGTTTTTTAACATTTCTCCGATTTTTTCAAGATCAACGTTATACATTTTCAGTAATTCATCACCGATCTTGCCAATTGCCATAAAATCATTCCCAAATATTTTTTCGACAATATCATATGGTTCAGCACACTCATACGCCGCTTGCAAATCTTTATTTTGCAGCAGCAGGCAGGAATCATAAATCAGCATTTTAACAGCTTCACTGATCGCCATAACAGACCGGCCATGAACAGAAAAAACATCGTCGATAGTTCTGACTATCGCAGATAAAGGAATTTGTTTAAAGACAAGTGTGCCGCCTAAACTCTCAATTTCAACTTCGATCGTCTTTTTAAAAAGCAACTCCGTTTTCTTATCGATTAACTCTTCAAGCGTCAATAAATGCTTACCATTTTGTATTGTTTCTTTCATTTTTTCTTCACCTCATAAAATAAAAACGTCCGCATTTAGCGGACGCCTTTTTAAATTTCAGAAATAGTATCAAGGTACTTGAACCCGCCAGCCTTAAACGGTACAGATTCTTCGCCGATTGCTTTATTTTCGAATTGGATCATCATAAATTCGTCAAAAGTAACATTGTAAATTTCCACACGCTCACTGCCGGAAATACTCGGATCGTCTAACCGGGCGACAAATTTAATTGTCGGCATTACTCCCGATTGATACCCCTCGGCAACAAGCCGAGCGACACCGCTATCAACTTTATGCAAAACCATTGTGCCGCTGATCCCGTAACCGACAAAACGCTGTTGCTCACACAGTTCACCGTTGACATCAACCGTTTCATATGATCCGGTTACTTTACATTCAAAACTTTTCAAATGTGCCATCAGACGATCATTGACCCATAAACGACCAAAAGTGCCGCGTAAAATTTTATTTTGAATTTCAGTCATTTTTTATCTCCTTCCTTACTGCATACCGATATCAAATTTCAAATCTTCGGTAGCGTCCAAGATTTTTATATCGCCCTGCAAAAATACATACGATTTAAACGTCATTTTCTTGACCTTGTCAGCATTCCAGTCAGCAGCGTCAGTTCTGCCAATATCAAGCCACGCTTGCCGTTGCGATTCAACGTCGATCGTAGAATGATTGTCATATTCGGGATCAAGGATTTCTGCAAGCTGCAGCTGACGAAAATAACCGTTGACAGCACTTATAAACAAGCATTGATTGTCATAATGATTTTTATACTTACCGACGTAATTATTTTTATATTCTCCGTAAATATCTTCACGGATCATATTCATACTTTCAACAATGATAATTTTCTGCATGTCCTCAGTTTCAGTGCTGGTAATAGTAACCAAGCTGTTCACGCCCCGGGCAATGCGAATATCACCGTCGTCATTAAACAGGCACAACCAACCTTCGTCAATCAGCATATCAAGTGTTTTTTCAACAGTTTCCACATCTTCACAGTCAACCAAATCTGTCAAAGTATAATAAGTACAACTGCGATTCATCGGCAAATTAGCCAATAAACTAACTAAACGTGGCAAATATTTTACCATTGGTACAATTTCACTGGTGTCGGCTAACGTCACCTTTGCATTTTTAACGTTAATAATATACATACTGTCAGCAGTAGTAATACCAGTGACAACAGCAATGTATTTCTTACCTTTGCTGTTAGAATTTTTCGTTCTGATATAGTTAGCAAGCGGCTGCTGGTCATCAACTTCACAGGCACACACATAGTTGTATTTAAGCATAGTAAGTATTGCTGCAGCGTCGCTGAATTCTGCTTCTGTCGGTACGTTAATTACGATAACCTCATTTACTGCAACCAAAAAACAACGCTTTATTGCTGCCAAGTTATCAGCAGAATAATCAGTTGTTTTTATATCAGTTTCATACTTATAACGCTTATAACCTGCGGTACTGTTTGTATCATCTCGAACAATAACACATGCGATACCGCGGGCACTGCGTTCAATAATAGAACCGGCTTTTTGTTTGAAATTTATTTCAATAACAGGCAAACCCATTTGTTCAATCTCCTTTCGTTTTTACCTCAATATCTTTCATGTCCGGCAAACCAGTATAATCTTTATCGACATGTGACTGCACAGTATATACACTGAAACGTGTTTCAAGCACCATATCTTTTTTATCAAAATGGTGTCTGATGTCATCAAACGTCAACTGAAAAAATTCGCTGATTTCCAGCGGCTCATTTAGTTTTTCCCGGAGTTGATTTTTAAGTTTAATCAATTCTAAAAAACCAACTTCACGATTTTCTGCAAAAAAAGTAAGAACGATATCATCTGTATCTGCATAATACAGACCGACAGTGTCGTTCTTCATACTGTCAACAGTTATAAAACAGCAAGGACGATCAAACCCTTCGCTTAAATCCTTATCGTTGATCGGATACAGCGGAAATTGTTCACGGATCATCAAAGTCAACGCTTTAATGATTTCTATTGTAGTAATCACAGCAAAACTTTTCCCCCTTTCAGAAGGTCATCAACAAATTCATCAGTCATTTCCGCAAATTGCGGTTCAAAATTCCGATAAACTTCACCCACGATATGTTTACCTTCAACAAAAATTTCTTTTCCGTTACGCTTAATAGGCGTACCGTCCTTATCTTTCATAACATGACCGTGTTCAATAAGATGAGCGTGCGGAGCTTTGTTTTTAACACGTACCTGAAATTGATCTTTCTGATAAAGATATGGTCGCCCGCGGCTAATACCCTTCAACAAATTGCCAGTTTTCTTTCGTACCCGTGTTATATAAGCCTTCTTCACATTTGACCGGAGTTTATTTCCGGCACGTCCCATAAAGTTTTTACTTTCCCGGGGAAATTTTTCTTTTGCAATCTTTAACAGTTTTTCTTGAAACTCATTAAATTCTTTATATTCAAACTCGACTGTCACACAACCACCTCGCAGAATATTTCCAATCGTTCATGATTTAAGTACGGATCAAGAATATAAAGAATATCATATCTGCTGCCACCATAAACAAACCAGTCGGAAGGTAATATTGAAGAATCGTAACGAACTTTTATTTTGTGAGTTGTGCGTGAAAGCGTGGTATCCGCAGCCCGACCGCTTAACAGCTGACCAGTCTGCGGAATAATCCCGCCCCACACCGTTTTTATCAACGTTTCAACAATAGGATATTGCCCTAATTCATTCATTTCTGAACTGGGGACATTACGCCATAATTCCAGTTTGCGATTAAGCTGTGATGTTAGATTTCCATTGTTCCTAAACATTACAGCAAATTCACCGAATACGCATTCAGAATACGTTCAGTCGTTGGGTTCATCTGTGCACCACCTTGTATTGTCGATTGTCTGACATCATACAATTCTGCGCACAGTGCTAAAATCGCAAGTGGTATATCCTCATATTTGTCTAACTCCTCACTGTTCAGACCTGTATGTGACATAGCGCGCTGACGCGCTGCAGCTAATATCGCAGCAATCAGATCTGTTTCATCATTTCCGTCGATCCTCAAATAATTTATAACCGTTTCGACCGTTAATTCACTTTGTTTCATTGGCTTTCGCAACGGCAGCCTTTTCAGCGGCAATCCGCTCTTTTTCAGCTTTAGCGGCAGCAGCGGCAGCCTTTTTTTCAGCCGCAATTCGTTCTTTTTCAGCTTTAGCGGCAGCTTTTTCAACTTCTTCTGCCGTTAATTGTTTGTTATTTTGTTTATCTTCAACCAGTTCAACGTAACCCGCTTCGATCAAATCTGTTGCCAGCTGGTCAGATTCAATATTAAAAATTTCCCCGGGCATGGCTGTTTTATAAATCGTTGCAAAACTCCTTACAGCTTTGACTTTCATAAACTCGCCCCCTTATGCTTTCATTTTAAGAATCGCAATTTTTTGCGGCTCTACAATTTTACTGTCAACTTCAATCCAGCCAACAACACCGAGGGCATGTTGCGTCGCATACTTTTCACGCAAAACCTGCAGTTCAAGCTGTTCAGTAAATTTGACATACAAACCGCTAAAATCACCGAAAGCAATAGCCATTTTGCCTGCTTCCATTGCAGGCATTGCGTCAGATTCTTCAACCGGAGACCCCAGCAGCGTATACCCGAACCCTGTGCGGATATCAGGGTTTAGCAAATATTTCCCGTCATTGTCCTTCAATTTTCGCAGGGCATTCAAAGTTTTAGGATTCAAAATAAATCTACCTTGACCACGGAAACGCTTTTTGATCGCAGACTGCAAATCAATGAGTTCATCGGCAGTAATCGCTGCTGCTGCAGTCGTAACGATATTTTTAGAATTTACAATGCCTTTTAATTTATCAGCTTCACCTAAAAGCAATTCTTGTTCCAAAAATTCACCGACAGCTGTCGCCATTTTGCTAATAACATAACCGGCAACATCAAATGCAGAGTTATTGACCAAAGAAACAGAAATTTTAGTCAGCACACCTGCTAAAAATCCTTTTAACTCTACGTTAGTAAATTTGCCAGAAGTCGATTCCAGTTCATTAAATTCATCTTTGTATGCACACTGAATTTTACCATCACTTTCGTCGTAAACAGGGAACGACAAAGAACCACCGATAGTATAAACTGTAGCCAATTGAAAAATCGGGCAGACATCTTTGACTGTTTCAATTATTTTATTTGCTATACTGGTCGGAATAACAGCACCGTTATCACCGAAGGTCATATTAACATCAGCACGTTCTTCATGATATTGCAAAACATCTTTGCGGATCAGTTCACCAAAAGCACGTTTTTCAATTTCAAATTTTTCTTTGTCGGCAAGCTGTTCTTTCTCACCCTTATTACCTTTGCCCAACTCAATCGCGCGGCGTTCTTCCTCAATTTTAATTGATTCTTCAATAGAACGGATTTCAGCAAGTTTACCGTTAATTTTTTCAACTTCCTCGGCGTTCAAAGCTCTTTCTTCCTTTTCAGCGGTAAGACAAAGTTCGTTCACCTTATCGCACAGGGAATTTTTTTGTTCCAACAATTTTTTTAAATTCATAATTTTAATCTTCCTTTCTTTGTTCAACAAATTTTAGATTTAATTTTCATTAAAACAGGATCATTTTTACTATCATATTTAGGCGGCGGATCACCTTTCGATTTACCATTAGTATCAATAACGCTGACTTCTTCACCGTCTACCGACCTAAATTCGATAACAGCTGCAGTATCGTCACGCATTTCGATAGATGTTGCTGGATACACCGGCAGCATTGATTTACCAACAATGGTAACTTCGTCTAAATCAAGAGCTGTCAAATATCTGCGCCTGATACCATCATCAGAATCTTTCCATTCCTGACCTTTAGCAATAAAACCAAAAGACCAGCCGCGCAACTCATTTTTGGTAGCGGCTTCGATAACTGCAGGATCGCTGACATATGCTTTTGCATAAAGACCGATTTGATCTTCATGTAATTCAAGCGTTTTACTTTTAGTATCACCTAAAAGTTTTCGATGATTAAATCGCACTTCAATATTTTCAGCACGTTTTATAGCGTCTGCAAATACCCCCTGCGTCACTATTTCAATAAAATTTCCTTGCCTGTCAGGAATCATACGGCTTTCGCGTTCAACTACATTCACATAGCCTTCAATTACGGCACTTTCACTGCTTCGAATTTCAATTTTCATTTTTCCCACCCCCTTCCACATCAACGAATTCTTTAGTATTTGGAATATAGATTTTTTTATCTTTGTAATAATAGATAACAGAATCCAAACCCAATTTAATAAAGTCTAAATTCAACGCTTCAAGATTTTCCGTGGTTCTGACCTCATCAAGTGTCAACCAGCCGTTTTTTATTGCTATTTCATATGCCTGATATCGCTGCAAAGTTGCCGCTTTCATCAATTCCGTTAAATCGAAGGAAAAAAAATAGGAATCTTTTTCAGATTCCAGCAACATAAATCGATTTATTGTTTTTGTAAACGCAGTTATAATCGGCATTACACCAGTTTTAATCCCTTGTAAAAATACATCATCTTTGCTGTAAATCTCAGGGGACAAACCGAAAACATTAAAGATCAAATCAGAATTTGTCTTTTTATTTTCGTTCATCTGATTTTCAACAGCGGTACTTGCCGCCGGTTCAAATGTAATACCCTGATTTAATACCATAGCGTCATTACTATCGTTTGACGTAAGTTTTTTCCAAGCATTTTTCAAATCTCGCAGCGCGTCAGTTTCCAACCGGGCAGCAGACTTTAAAAACCCTTTTCGCGCGCCGCTGCCACTGGTGATATTTTCGTATTTCAAAGAATTATACATTGTTCGCAATACGATTGCGTTTTCGCTCAATATTCCGACGCCCCTTGCACCGTCGTCAGTTCGGCGTAACAAGCGCATTATTTCAAAATCATAATATTTTACGCCGTTTATTAAAAAGTCAGCCTGTTTAAAAACCGGATCAGTGCTTACAACTGCAGACACCACTGAATTTTTAACATAATGAATAGACTTGATTTCATTGCGTCTTTTATTCAAATAAGCATAGCCGCCGCCTTTCAGTAAATAATCGCGGACAATAGCTTCTTTCATTTGCACAGAATCAAGTAAATCGCCTGTCTCATCATTCAACAGCTTTGCCCGCTGGTCACCTTTTACTTCTACTATGTCATCGCCGATCCTTTTATACAACCTGATCTGCACTGTACTTACAATACCACAAATAAAACCAACTGCAGCACTGACCGCAGGAATATTCATAGCTTCGAGCGCACTGATCGACGTCATTGACGTTTTACCTGTAAGCCAGTCGGCACTGACAACGCCATCATTTGCACGTGTTTCACGCCCGAATAATCGTCGTAATATATTTACCACTTTATCACCCCCTTCCCTTAATATTGCACAACAAAATCAAGCGGCGGGTTCAATATGATATCCTGCTGTAATAGATAAATTGAATTTATCAAAGCGACTACCATATCAACCTTGCCGGCAGATTTCTTCTTATTTACATATCTGTTTAAATTGGTGTCATAAGTACATCTTGCGTTTTCAAAATTGATTTCAAGCAATTTGTTGTCGCTATAATAAAATTTGCCGTTAGCGATCAATTCTGACAACCATTTCGTAGGGGCATGTAGCAAACTTGAATGCTGCCTGATTTCAACAGTAGTATATTTTTTCGCCCATTTTTGAGCAGATGACAAGGCATTATATCTGTCATATCCAATCGACATAATTTTAACCCCGTAACAACCTTCGATATCTTCGACAAATTTTTCAATAACAGCATAATCAACAGTACGATCACCACATGCAATAGCTTTACACTGTTTTATAAAATCATAATAATTGATTCGTTCAATTTTATTTTTTTCTTCGATTTTATCTTCCGGCAAAAAGGCTATAACCTCACATACGACCCCCTGTGTTTCCGAGTCATATGAACTCATCGCAACCGAACAGTTATCATTGCTCATAGATAAATCAACGCCTATGTATACATTTTTTCCGCGCCAGTCGATTTTATCACGCTTGCCACGGCGTACATCTTCCAATGACACAAACGATTCTGTCCCTTCACCGGCATAAACAATGTTACAGTGCTTCGTTATAAAATTTTCGCGTTTGGACGGTATTTCAATTGCGACTTGCCTTTTGTCCTTCAAGTCTTTCATTATAGCCGGCAATTCTAACGCCAGCGGATTACCGTGTTCAAGAATTTCGTCATCAGTCGCCCAATCTTTTTTATTATCAGGTTCAAACAATAGCGCAAAAATCTTATCATCAACAACCAATTTGTTTAAAACTTTCTTTGCATATTCAACTTCGTCCTCAAACGGATTATTTACAGTTGGATATTTAGTGCTGATTATGCAGCCAAGTTTATTTAAAATAGTCAACTGACCTGATCGCATTGCTTCAATCGCATAAGGATTCGGCAGCGCACCAGTTTCATCAACTAAAAAGACGCTGGGCAGTTTACCGTCCAACGTCGAATTTGAATAATTCAAAGGTATATACCTGTTATCAGTTAAATTACAGTGAATATAATCGCGCAATATTTTAAATTTCTGCTTATTCTCATAAGTCCCCCGCAACGCCGGCGACGATTGAATCGTTTCTTCGATTGCTGTTTTAACTTCGCGCGACAATGCCCCATCAGGCGCAACAGAATAAAACTTTGAAAACCGCGGTTCAGTTAAAAACAACAGAATAAACAAAACTCCGATCAACGCTGTTTTACCGTTCTTACGACAGATTTCAAGGACAGCCGTTTCATATCTCCTTTTTGACGGATCATTACGATACACCGTACAAAGAATAGCGATTATAAAAAGCCACTGAAAACCGGCGAGAACTTCAAAAAACGTTTGTCCTGCTTTCAACCCTTTTGCAACAATCATCAATTTCAAAACATTTTCAATGATGACTATTTTCTCATCGTCAAGTTTATATTTTTTGTGCCGCCCTTTAGCCACTGTCAAAAATTCAAGACACTGTAATTTTACATATTTTGGCGCGTTAACACGTCCGTCCACAACGTCCCGAGCGTACTTATACGCCGGGTGTTTTGCTTTAATCAAGATTTTGCGCCGCCCAACGCATCGACAAGCGGATCTGTATTTTTATTGTTATTGGCAGAAAGCGTCCCGAGTTTTGCACGGGCAGCAGGCGACAATGCTAATTCGGCACAAATTTTCAAATACTGCGAAAAATATTTCTGCCTGATATTCGTTGCATTGATATTAAATATATTTTCAGGATTGTTCAACATTTTATCTACGCAGTTCAAGCGATCAATGATTATTGCCGCCTGTTCAAACGTGGTCTGATCCAAACTTAATAACAGTTTTGTCGCTGACAGTTTTTCAACTAAGTCGTTAAATATTTTTTTCTGATCTGCAGTGAAATATTCCGGCGGCTGCAGGGTTCTATCAATCGCTGCAAATGTTGTTTCAACATCTTGACGAATTTTCTTTTCTGCTTTGGTTAGATTTTTCTTTACAGAAGATACAGGTGTTGCTTTTTGACCCATGCAATCAACTCCAATCATAAATTTTCAGGGAAATATTTGTAAACAAAGGGGAGCAGTCGGTCTAAGGATAGTTCAATTTTCAACGTAATGACCCCGAGGGGGAATTTTAACTAATCCGAATAGGTAATCTCTCGGAACATTTCCTTTCTCCGCTAAGACGTGACAAAACGCGCATATACTAATCAAATTATCATCAGCAAGTTTCAACTTTTCATTCTCAACAATAGGAACGATATGATGAACTTCTAATCGTTGATTAGTAATAGCTTTCGGAACATATTTACCATCAAGACAAACTCTGCATAAATGTTTATCACGATCCAATATCTTCTTACGTTTTCTTTGCCATAAAGCCGATGACCTAAATCGTTCGACCTCTCCTCTTTTCTTAATCCTACGTTCAGAATACCCGTCCTGTATTTTACAATCTCCTCGCTCGTGAATAACCCCACACCGTGAGCAAGCAACCAGCATACTATCACCCCAATAAAAAAGGACGACAACCAGCTCGGTCATCGTCCAACGTTATTTTGATAGCCTAATAATATCACGCTTAAAAACGACTTTCAACTGAAACAAACTGCAATGAACTGCAAAAAACTGCAACGAACTGAAATTAACTGCAAATTGTAAATTTTTCTAACGCTAAAGCATGGATCGCATAAACGGTTCGTTCGCTAACCCCCAACATGTCAGCAACTTCTTTCCAGTAAAGTCCTTCTATATAATACAATTCTAAAACACTAATGTAGGTCAAATCTTCAACTGCATTTATTCGTTCAAGAATTTTAGCTTGTTTCGCCTGCAGCTTTTTAATTTTTTCAGCTGTTTCGTCCTCGACCGTCACTGCTTCAACAACTTTATCAGCAATGGTAAAAGTTTTTCCACCTTTTGGCATACCATCAAGTTTAACAGCACCAATCGAATACAAACATGATTTTCGATTTTCAAGCCGATCGCGTAATATTCTAATACGGGATTCAATAACGCCATATTCATTTAAAAATTGTATTTTTTTCAGCGTTTCTTCGTCGTATTTCAGAACATCACCCCGCTTTTCAATTTCAATTATCACTCTGATTGCCTAACTTGAAGTTAGACTGTTCATCATCAATTCTGTGACAAGCGTGAAAATACGCTCGACACTAGCTATAATGCGGCTTTATTTGCCTTGTCACAAAACCTGTCACAGAATTGTTTTTCGTTCCGTGACTGAAAGCACCAGTGTTTATGCGGTTTTCGACTACTTTGTCACACTGTCACAGAAAAACAGCCCAAATCTATTATATATATAATATATATACTTACTCATTATCTCTTATATACTATATATTTTTATTATTTATAGATTAAAAAATAAAAGTGTGATTATGTGACAAAATATATTCTAACCCGCATTATTACTCGCTTTTTCTGTCACAAAAACTGTCACAGAATATCAATTTGTCACAGAATGTTTTTGTGACAAAGCTTATGATTTGATATACACACCGTTTCATGCCATAAGATAAATTGTTTCTGCTTCGTTTGACCTTTCCACAATAACTGTATTCAAAATCAGTGATGTACCCATGTCAATATCTTGACAGCTATTTATTAAATGAATTTCCGTATAATCATTGTAGTTCTCTAAAATTTTTATCATTTCTGCTTTAGTCATTTTTATTCTCCTTCTTTAATCTAAACTAACTACGAAAAATCGTTTCCGTGTACCGTCGTTCATTCGTTTTTGTATTTGCTGTTCTGCCAATCCAAATTTACGGATCAGTTCACGATTGAAAGATTTCTTACCGGTGATTTCCCGAATGTTTGAAATTTTACACCAGTCAGTGAACTTTATATATAGGTCATTTGCAGGTGTAGTTAAAATTTCTTCAACAGTCATATCAGCTTCATCAACCCACGTCAAAACCGTTGAATTCTCTATCATGTATTTTTGCTTTGCCTGTTCAACCACTTTCGGCAACGTAAACCGTTTATTTTGTACTAGCCGGCGCAATCCTTTAATGGCTAAATTCAACAGGTACGACAAAGCAGTTTCGCTGGTAATTTTTTCGAAAATCATCGGGTCGTAATCATCGTCGTTTTTTGAAAATTTAGCATTGAACGGAATGAATGTCAGCTTTCTCATCATACCATCTGTTTTATCAGCCGATCGCGGAATTTCATTCGCGCTAAATAACTGCGTTGCATACGGTTCAAGTGTGAAAGGCATTCCGAATTTTCGTTGTACCTGTAATGGCTCACCGCTGAACAACTTTTTCAATGTACCTGTTTCTTTCAGCGATCCATAATTTATATCGTCGCCGATATTTACCATTTTATTTTCAAGTTCAGCTGTAATGAATGTGCCGGTCAACTGTTCAAGCGAAATAGTGGCGCAATTTTCATAACCAATAAACGTGCGGATCAATTTTAGTATTGTGGATTTACCGTTGCTACCACTGCCGTAAAACAAAAATGCTGTTTGAAAAATGTTCTTGTGCAGCAGGCAATCACCGACGATTTCCTCAAAAAGATCAATACATTCACGATCACCGCAAAACACCCGGTTCAACATTTTATCTAAATCATCAGATTTAGCCGTTGGGTCATAATTCACCGGAATTCGCTCAAATTCGATTGCGTCAGCACTATAAGGCAGTCGTTCACAGGTTTTCAAATTTAACCGAGTATTTTTCAGATTAACAACAAAAGGATCGAGCTTTATTTTACTGCGATCCAGCGCTGTCATTATTTTCATATAGGCAATAACTTCGTTCCGCTCACGCCATTTAATACCCGGATAAGCAGCGATCATCTGCCGTTCGATTTGTTGCTGGTTCGGCTGATAATAACCGTCACGGTAAATATAAATTTTATCGTTATAGGTTATTATTTTATCTACTGCCAGCAGTTCATCAGCAAAAATATTATGTTCAAATTTACCGCGTTTTATTTCTTTCTCTGCAAGCTGCGCTTCGATTTCTGCTTCTGATTTAAACGCTTCATCGCGCAATATCAAATCAACTTCATGCTGCGGCAAAGGTTCGGCTAAAACAAACCTATTGATAATATTGATCGTTTCTTTGATCTCATCACGTTTAAAGCCTTTACTTTGCAAATATACGATGTACGAAAATAGTTCTTGATTGCGCCCGCTGCCATCTATCATATCTTTAAAACGGTAATGATCGCCCGGCTGCGAGACAGGATAAAGCCATTTAGGCACAGCCATGATTTCATCATCGCCATAATCCCGCAACCATTTTCGCATGACACCGCTATCTTTGATTTTCACGTAAGCATTGCGCGAATGAGATCTGCAATCACTATATATACCGAGTGCAAGACGTGTTTTCGTAAAATTCTTCCACGGTTCAGCTGATTTAAACCAAACATGTACGCCGCGCGAGGTTTGCATGACTTTGCATTTCAAATCAAGTTCATCGATGATTCGTTGAATTATTTCAGCGTCGCTGACAGTATCGAAGTCTAAAACAATAAACGGTTCAGGAACAATCATTGCAAGATTATCAAAATCCTTTACCACTTTCCAGTCAAGTGCTTTTTCACCGCCCTTAAAATGGTGGATTGCTTTTTTCTCATCATCTAACACGATATATTTTTTATCCAATATCCCGCCCCCTTTCATCTTCGATTATCTGCACGGCTTCATTCAACGTCCGCGGACAATAGTGTTTACCTTTTGACCGCTTAATTCTAATCTCATGGATTTTTTGATCCGGCTGCATACCGTTATCATCGACTTTACATTCGAAAGCTATGAATTTACCATTCAAGCATATTAGCAGATCGGGAACACCTTTTGCGGTCATTCCCGATCCGTATGTATTTACATAATAAATTCCGTTAGCTTTCAAATAGCTGATTATTTTTGATTGCAAACGGCTTTCACGCATTATAAATTATCAAGATCGTCCAGCGGATCGCCTTTACTTGATTCGCTTTCTTCAAATCCAATCGCCGGTTCAAGATTAGTCAATTTAGTAAAAGTGACCATTTTATCAGGGTCTTTCGTCGATTCACGACGGTCATGTTCAATCACACCTTTTACAAAGCATCCGATCAAATCGTTCTCATCGATTTCATCAAGTGAAAAATCATTCAAAGCTGTTTTTGCAAAAAATGAAAATGCCTTCATCGCCCCTTCATTTGCTTCACCATTAGATTTTACAAGATTGTATCTTTCAATTTGTTTCATACCTTTTTTTGTAGCAAGTGTGATAATCATTTTACCGAAGTCTTTTTTATATTCAACTTCGACAATCTTGAAAATATAAATACCTTCGGGGATAATAGAAAATCCAGTTTCAACAAGTTTAATAGCCATAATAAATTACCTCTTTTCTTTAAATTATTTCTTGAAAAATGACACCGACGACATCTTGATTTTTAATAACGACTAAATAATTAACCGTTTTTTCATTCAATTCAATCGAGCCGGTATAAACATGATCCTGTTTTTCTAGCAAACCAAACGCTTCATTTGATATGCTGACTTCTTTGCCGTTATGATCCTGAAAGATTCTTCTGATCGCGCTTGAACTCCCGTCAGCTTCAAGGACTATAGCCCTGTTTAATTCGGCAACTTTAGACAGATCATCAACATCGAAGTTATCAAATACTTCTGACAACAGTGTTAATTCATCGGCTTTTGTTATTTGATAAAAATTAAGGGCAAAATCAGGAATGACAGCCGCAACGTTACCTGAAACTAAAAAGCTGTACCCGTGACCTTTTGCAAGCGTACCGTGTGCGCCAATCTTTTTAGCAAATTTTTCAAATTTCATGATTACACTCCTTTTTCAATTTCTAATTTTTTAATATCATTGAATTTAAAAGACGTTACTTTATCAGCTGTTTCAATAGCCAGCTTTTTACCTTTTTCATCACCGATAGAATAAACTTTTAAAACATTACCGGTAAAAACCAGCTTACTGCCTTTTTTCAAACTAACTCTTACAATCATTGCTATCTACCGCCTTTACCGACATTCGATATTCAATTTTGTCAATTTTGTATTTTTCATAAAGATCATCAGCTTTCAACCTATCGGTATCCACTGCCGATTTAATATTTTTGGATAGCGTATAAACATAGGCTGCTGATTTCACTTCGACCCGGTCGTCATTTTCACCGAATTTGCTTTGAAGTGTCTTTTTTAGTTTATCCTTGTTATCCTTCAACCGCTTTTCGACAACCTTTATTTCAGCAGACGCTTTATCATATGCAATTTGATCGGCGTCTATTACTGCAAGCAGTTTTTCTATTTCGTCATCTTTTACACCAACAACGTTTGTCCTTAATGCTTTTAAAATATCAGCGTCCTTTTTTTCATCAAAATCAGGAGAAATACCAGTTTCAACGTGATTTTTCCAAAAAACAACAGCAGGTTTTAAATATCGTTCTTCAAAATCGGGAAAATCTTCCGCCATAGAAAATTCAACTTCGATAGTATTGTCGATGTTGGGTACAAAAGCGTCTGGATTTTCATAATCTTTATCCTGTAAGAACGAACAGGTCATCATGACGTTATCGATCCCCGATAGATGAGCATATAGCGCAGCTTGCAGTTTATAATAGATCGGAACATCATTCAGCCAATCTTCGGCACGCTTTGTAGTTTTAATTTCGACGATCATGTCGTCTGATTTTGCGTCCCACATGCCGCCAAAAATTTCAACATCACCGTAAAAATCGCCGTAGGTTTTTTTGAAATAATCTTTTCCGTAAACATCTTCAGGTGATTGAATATCAAGAAAATACCTGTTTTTCAGATAGTCAATAATTTTAGGTTCAATGACTTTACCTGCGATCGTATAAATACTATCAACAAACGGTTCTTCATATGTTCTCGTCATTTCGCACCACACCGCGAAAGGAGTTTTCCAAGCATTTAGCCCCAGCACTGCAGCGAAACGTGTCGCAGTCATTTTCTTGAATTTTTTCGGTAATTTATCAATTTCGATGTGTTTATCAACAAATTTCATCATACACCTGCTTTCGCAATTTTTTCACCAATCTCGATTAGAAGGGTATCAGCAGCCTTTTTCGTCATACCTGCCTTAATTTTGCCGACAGTTTCAGTGATATAGCTTTCATAATCGCCTTCGGTTTCACGAAGTTTTTTAAGACCATTCTTAATAGCAGTAATTTGTGTTTTAGTGCATTCAACTTCTTTATCACCTGCTCCTGTCAATTCTTCAACAGCTTGTTTACGATCTGCAGCGGTGGCAGGTGGTTTTCTGCCAGCTTTAGGCTTTTCAACTTCTTTATCTGCGTCTGCACCGATAGTAGGTTCGATAGAATCATTTTCAACAATGTCTAAAACAAGTTGATACAAGTATCTGCGGGCATATGTTATTTCTGATCCCAACGCCTGCATTTCATTCATTTTGCGTTTTCCTTCTGCCGATATGATAGCTAGCTGTTTCATCTCAAACCCGAAACAAATACATTCATCGGGTTTGTCAGTGTTATATAAAATGCCGTTTGCAAAACCTTTGTCAAAAGCACAAACAAAAAGGCATTTATATTTTGCGAATAACTCGTTCGCAGTTGGTACGATGTCTGACAGTTCAAAATATTTATATTCTGCAAATCTATTGATCCCCGATTTTTTTATATTTGCATTTGCAAACTCCAATCGTACTGCCAGTAATTTTTGATAAACATTCATATTGCTATAATCTTCTGTTCTTGTAGTTGCCATTTTTTCAACTTCCTTTCGGTTCTTTTTCGTCTTTTTTGTTTTGCCTAGAAAATCGGCGATTCGCTTTTTTGCAAGATCGATGTAAAATGAACGATCGAGGTCAGACAGTTTCAAGCAGTTTGTATTATCAACAAAACAATGTTCAGGCACATCCGGCATTTTATGAAGTCGACCAGCTTTTACTTTGTAAATCAAACCGTATTTTTTATCGGTTACAGCATAAACACGGTTCACACGTTGAACAGTGATATTATCATCACTGACTGCCCAAACAGTATTTTGAAACGTGCCGCCTGTTTTACAGATCATTTGAAAATCAAAAATGTTGTCAGCGTTATTGATCGTATCTTCGACCGGTACAGAATTCATGAAATATTCAACAACTGCTTTTTGAACGATAATCAAAGAATTGTTTTTGAAATTCCCGCCTTGCCACAACGAAACATAGCCGCCTTTTGTATTTATTTTGCGTTTATCTTCCTTCGTAAACGTTTTAATACCGTCCCGAATCAAATACGTCGCACCAACTTGTACAATGTAGTTATTGACGTCTTTTTGCATTATACGGTGTATTTCCGTATATTCCATATTCAACCGTGTTCGGCTTTCCCATTCCTCAACTATTCCGTTGATAATCTTTTCATTTTCAACAGGAAATTTAATCATCAAGCCGTCGGTGTTGGATTGGATCAAGCTGAATCCTTCAACCGTTTCCAGTTTTTCAATTAAATCTGTTAAAAGCAGCTGACCAGTTATGCAGATGTGGTTTGCACCCCGCGGATCATAAAGTGGATTGTATTGATTTTTCATAGCACCGTAAGTGCTGTTTAAAACCAGCTTTAACGCTCCGGCAGTTTCGTCGTCTCCCTCATGTTTTGCCTTAATGCGGGTGTTATAAACATTAGCATAACCTTCTGCACTTGGTATCGATCTTGAAATATAACCATATTCCAACATCATCGACGGATAATAGCTGCCAACATCAATGTCAACAATTTTCATTTCGTCCGTTGACTGGTCAAAATAGTTTTCTTTTGCCCCGTGAATCCCACCCCAACCGTATACATGCGGTATACCTGCGATATCACATTCCAGCTTTTGATTGTAGTCAATATGCCTAAAAAAATTTAACGGTTCAAGGTACTTTTTCAATACAAGTTCATCAGGTGGTTCGTAATCAAATTCGTCATTATAATCAGCCCGTTTCGCGTCCAAAAATGTTGCTGTCAGCTTTGGATTGGTCAAAGACAGGGAAACTGTTTCATCAATACCTTTCAACCGTCCCACGGCAATTTTGCCGTCTAAATAGCTTTTTCTTTTGTGATAAAGTTTGACGGTATTAGACACATCAGTTTTACAGTAAAAAATTACTTCTTCTGCTTCTGATTTAGTCAGCTTCCGGTTGATGTTAAAATCGATCGACGATTCAACTATCGGCTGACATAAATTTCCTTCAATCGCTTTAAGCGACAAGCCTTTATCAGCGATATCATCACGCAAGTCAAAACTTTTAAAAAGTTTCTTTTGATACTGAACAAATGGAAATTCCCACCCGTTACCCTTCTGCATGATAATAAAATCATTGTGAGCTTTTACCGTTTCAGGATCCGCACCGGTTAACATTGACTGCGTCACCCAATCGTCATAATGTTTGTTATTAAAGCCGCCAAAAATCAGCCCCTGTCGCAGCATAAAACGCTTTAAACCAACGTTATCATTATGAAATACAGCAATTTCTTTTTCATCAATATCCGAGAAAACAACAAACCAATCGTGCGCAAAAACCTCGATATCATAAATGTAAATTTTCATTTTTTAATACCTCTCTGCGCTCGTTGATATTCTGAAATATATTGTGTGAAAAGTTTTTCATTGAAATCGCTAAAACCAGCTAATGACCTGTAAATGTCTTTTTCAACCGTACCTTTTGTAATGAAATGGATATAGCTACATTTTTGCGTTTGCCCGTTACGATGAATTCGATCACGGCTTTGTTCTAAAATGTTCGAACGCAGTGTCGGTTCGTAATACAAAATCGTATCAGCTGCAAACAGGTCGATTCCTTGACAGCCACTAACATACTGACAGACTATTACGCGAATCGATTCATCTGACTGAAATTTTCTCCAAATGCTTTTGTCCTTTTGCCTACCGTCTAAAACTATTGTTTTCAATTTTCGTTTTTTCAGCAAAGCGACAATATTATCGATACTTCTAGTGAATTCAGCAAAGATTACCAGCTTTTTATCAAAACCGTCTAAAAATTCATCAAGCGCACTGATTTTTTCGCATTTCAAGTCAATTTTCGAACCGCTGTCATCAATAAGGAATCCGCTTGCTATCTGCCGCAATTTAGACAATTTAACCAGCGGGTTATCTGCCACAAATTCAATGTCAAGGCTTGCCGAATGTTTCGCAATCTCCTTGTACAGCTTTTTATCAGGCAGTTCCAATTCGATAATTTCATCAGGTAATTTATCCGGTAAATCAAGACATTCGTTTTTTGTTACCCTGTACGAATAATCATCAACGATTTCTTGTAATGCAGTAACATTCCTGTAACGGTATGGTTTATGGAACTGATCCAGCAAGGCATATTTTTCAAGAAATTCGTAATATGAACCCTTGCCGCCGTCAACAATCCTGAAAATGTTACTGTAAACCCTGCTACCTACCGAATACGGATCCAGAAAGCAAATCAAAGACCAAAAATTTTCCAGCTGTCCGTTTGATATCGGCGTCCCGGTCAGCGCATATCTGTACTTTGCCGTCACTGCCAGCTTTAAAATAAAAGCAGCACGTTTTGATGTACGGTTTTTAATACTGTGCGCTTCGTCAATCACGATCACGTCATATTGACGATCGTATTGGTTGAATTTATTCCGGTCGTACCGCCACACTTTGTCATAATTGATAACTTCAACATGAGTTTTCAAACGTGTTTGCGATTCGGTGTCGAACATCTGAATGTCACGATCCCACGAGCCCATTACTGATTTAGGGCAAATCACCAAAGCAGTTTTCACAGCTTTTGACTGTATCAGCTCATTAAGTCTTGTCAGCGTAGGTATCGTTTTACCTGTTCCCTGTTCCATGAACAACATAAAAGAATTGTATGATCTTAAATAGGCGAGAGCGGTTTTTTGATGATCGTAAAGTTCCATTGTTACGCCTGCGATATCAGCAGTCCGAGAACAAAACCGATTACGAAGATTGATATTTCGATCCACCAGTACCACACAGTCGCCCATATATAAGACTTAATCCCGCAACGTGGATTTCTCATACTGCAGCACCTTCCTTTTTCCATTTTTCAAACGCTATAACATTTTTAGGTTCTGCATAAAATTTTCTAATTGCTTCGCCAAAACGATTGATTTTTTCAAGCTGTGGGTGTCCGACCGTTTCAACAGTTATTTTGATTTCAGTCATATTTATCACACCTCATTAAATTCGGTTTCGGATAATATTCAAAAATTTAGTTACATTTTCGTAATGATGGTAATAGATTCGTTCATTTTTGACAAAATCTAATAGTTCTTCAAAAAATTCATGCCGATTTGTTCCACCAAATATAAGAAGTTCTTTTTTCTCCGACTCAGATATAACGACCAATATTTTTATCATTTAGATTTTTCATTCCCTTCATTCGTGGTATAATTTCATTGGATTTTATTTTTTTATTTTGGCAGCTTTCACGCTGCTATTTTTTTGCTCCTTTGATTGCGTAGTGCAATCAAGACGATAAAAAAAATTCATAGTATTCCTTATCGTCTAATTCTAACAATTTTCCTAATATTTCGGCTTCATCTAAATTCATAGGTCGTTTACCGTTTAATTTTTGGCTAACAGTAGGCGTAGCACACTTCCATGCTTTTGCAACATCTCCTTGTGTAAGACTTTTTTCTGCTAATCTTCCTTTGATTTTGTTAATCGCTATCAT